TTGGTTTGTTTCCTATGATAACGGAACGAATTGGACGCAATTAGGCAAGGCTAAAGGTGATCGAGGAGCTACTGGAGAAAAAGGAAAAGATGCAATCCAACCAAAATTTAGAATTTCATTAGGAAACTGAGAAGTATCTTATGATAAAGGTATAAATTGGGAAAAAGTTGGTAGAGCTACAGGAAGTAAAGGAGATCCTGGAAAAGATGGCGTTGATGGACGTGCTGGTAAGGACGGTAAAGATGGGATAACTCCTGAATTTAAAATTGTTAATAATAACTGGTATATAACTTATGATGAAGGTATTTCTTGAAAGTTATTAGGTAGAGCAATTGGAGATCAAGGAGAACCTGGAAAAACTCCTGCACTTGTTAGAAAATTTGGAGATCCTGATAATTTAACAGATGATAGAATTCTATGGGGATATTTAGGAGATCCTACTAGTGAATGGGTTACACTATGCTATTTAGAAGAATTAAGAGGAGATAGTATTAAATCAGTTAATATTAGTGATGCAGAAGGTCATTTGGAATTAACTATGGAATCAAGTAAAGTGATTACTTCTACTGGTTCTGTTCTTCCTAGATTTAATGCAGGAACTATTGAAACTGTTGAGTGAGATCAAAATCCGTCATTAGTAATTGATAAAACTAATGCTCCTAGAGAATGAGCTTTAAATGTAAAAGTTCCTAAAGGAAAACCTGCTACAGTAACTGTAGTTTCTGAAGTAGAAAAATTAGCACCAGATGCACAACCTTATGTAACTGATTTAAATCCAGATATTAGTGATGCAAATCTTAAATTTGGAATTCCTCAGGGAGAAAAAGGAGATCCTGGTGATGAAAATATAGCAATCGGATGTCAATCTGATTTTCCAAATAACGAACCAGAGCACGATAAGATTTGATATGATCCTTGTGATGAATCCATGGATGAATATTCAGTTCAAGACTTTTTATACAATTCTTATATTGCTGTTGGTGGTACTCTTACACAAGAACAATTTGAAACTGCTTGAAAATCTTTTCCTAATACATCGGGATTTGAAATAAGATTCGCAAATAGTTTTGAAGAGTTAGGAGATCCAACTGTTGATAAGTTAGGAAAATTATATATGATTCCTGCAACATCGACAGTACTTCACGACTTATTTGAAGAATATATTGTTGTTCATTCTCCAAGTACTACAGAAGATGTATATATGTGGGAAAAATGAGGAAGTGGACAAATAACCGTAGATTTAAAAGATTATTATACTAAAAGTGAAATGGACCAACAGATACAAAAATTAGAAGATAAAATTGAAGAGGTTTCCTCTACAATTTGAAATGATGTTAACAATTAATTTTTAAAACATGGCTAATAGTGTTGTAAAATTTTATAGAGGTCCACAAGCTTCTTATAATTCCACTACGCATGCTAATGGTATTTATTTTGCCACAGATACTAAGAAAATTATTATGAATGGCACTGAATATGGTGGCGATTCTAATAAGAAAGTATCAAATGTAGCATTAAATGCCAATGCTAATGGGATTGTAATTACATATACAGATTCCACCTCTACAACTTTGTTACTAGGTAAAGCTACGGTTACTGCAGATGGTCTTATGTCTAAAGAAGATAAAGCTAAACTTGATAGCTTAGATCTTTCAGGATATTATACGAAGACACAAGTAGATGATGCAATTTCTACAGCAAAGACAGAACTAGAGGCTGCAGATACAGCTTTAGAAGGACAGATTACTACAGTTACCAATCAGCTTAATAACAAAGTTGATAAGGTTGCAGGTTCAAGTTTAATTTCTGATACTGATTTAAATCAAATCAGAACTAATAAATCTGATATTGAATCTTTACAAACATCTGTTGGAGGTAAGCAAGACGAATTAACTCCTGGTAATGCAGTTTCAATTACAGAAGAAAATGTTATTGATGTTAAGTTAGATCCAGCTTCAAATGAAGCACTATCAAAATCAGCCGAAGGTCTTAAGTTAGATCTTAGTGGAGTAAAAGGCTCAACTGTAAAAGTAGGAGTAGCAATTACTGGCGGTGCTGAAATTGGTGCAGATCAAACAGTTGCTGAAGGTATGAAAGCTCTTAGTGATAGTATTAAAACTGCTGTTGCAGGTGGCATTACATCTATTACTAGTCCAGATAATACTATTAAGGTAACTGGTAAAGGTACTTCTAGAGGTTTAGCTGTAGATATGTCTAAATTAGTATCAACAAGTTCATCTATCCAAGTTGGAACAGACGGTAAGCTTGATATATTTTGATCAGAAATTGAATAAATAATAATTTCCCCTTCCTCACATTTAGTGAAGGGGGAGGGGATTAAAATTTAAAAAAATAAACATGGTAACAATTAAGTTTTTTAAAAAAGCGACAGAGCCTACTACAATCGAAACTGGAAATCTTTGGTTTGATACAACAACTCAATCTATTAAAGTTAAAACAGATACAGGATATGATGTATTTGGTATTGGGCTTAAAGATGCACAATTATTAAGTAATAAATTAACAATTACCAGATCAGATAATACTACTGTTGAAGTAGATTTTAATGATATAGCGTCAGCAAGTTCTATAGCTGCAGCGTTAGATAAAAAAGTAGATAAAACAATTACGATAACAGGAACAGGCGGGTTATCTGGAGGTGGAAATCTGGCAGAAAGTCGTACTATCTCTCATGCTGTTCCAGCAGGAGCTGCTGCGAAAACATCAGGGTTGTATAAAATTGCAACTGATAAGTTTGGACATGTCACAAGTACAGCAGCAGTAACTAAAACAGATATAACAGCTCTTGGTATTCCTGCTACAGATACTAATACAACGTATACATTTGCAGGAGGAACTAACAAATTTACAGTAACTCCTAGTAATGGTGCAGCTCAAGATATTTCAGTAACTCCAAGTATTGCAAATAATGTTACAAAAACTGCAGCTGCAACTACTGCTGGATATATTCCTAAGTTTAATAATACAACAGGAGTTATTGAAAATGGTTACTCTGTACAAACAACTTTAGCTAGTAGTTCAACTGCAATCCCAACTGCTGCTGCTGTCGTTGCAGCTATTGATAATAAGATCGCTGCAGCTGATGCAATGATTTATAAAGGAACATTAGGCACAGACGGTACTGTTACTAAAGTTCCAGCTAACGGATATAAAGTAGGTTGGACCTATAAAGTAATTACTGCTGGAACTTATGCGGGAATCAAGTGTGAGGTTGGAGATATGCTAATTGCTATTAATAACGGTCCTATTAGTGGTACTACAGTAGTTAATGCAGATTGAACAGTTGTTCAGGCTAATATTGATGGCGCAGTAACTGGCCCAGCTTCTGCGACAGCAGGTCATATTGCAGTATTTGATGGAGCTACAGGTAAAGTTATTAAAGATGGTACATATACTATCGCCACTAGCGTACCTTCAAACGCTGTCTTTACTGACACAAAAGTAACTTCTGTAGATAATCACTATAAACCTGCTAATGGAACAACTCTTATAGGAACCGCTGGTTCTCCTGTTACTGCTGGTGGCAAAGTTATTACAGGTATTACAGCTGATAGTTCTGGACATATTACAGATATAATTACTGGTACTATACCAGCTGCACCAACCTTATCTGGTTTAGGTGGAGTTGGAACTATAAATGCATCTGGCACTGCTCCTTTAACACTATCTGCATCTAAAAGTAGTACAACTGTAACAATTTCTGGATCAGTAGCAGAAATGACAGCCGCAACATCAAATACAGCAGGTGCAGCAGGTATTGTTCCTGCTCCTGATGCAGGAAAACAAGCTGCGTTTTTAAGAGGTGATGGAACTTGGGCATTCCCAACTGATACAAATACTACTTATGTATTTGCAAATGGCACAGATGGATCATTTACTGTTACACCACGTAATGGTGAACCTCAAAAAGTATTAATTGGTAAACCTGCGACTGCAGGAAGTGCGGATAATGCTACTCAAGTAAAGAATTCCTTAATTGTTACATTAAATAGTGGAAGTAACGAGGGAACTACAAAGTTTACATTCAACGGTAGCGCTCAAAAAACTGTTAATATCACTCCAGGTAGCATTGGAGCCGCTACATCTGCCCAAGGTACTAAAGCTGATAATGCAGTACCAGAAGTTACGTTTACTTCAAGTTCTTTAAACGTTTCTGCAGTAAAGGATAGCGAATCAAAAAAAGTTGCTCTAACTGCTGAGATGGAATGGGTTGAATTCGAATAAATTAAGATAATAAGGGGATAGGGATTTCCCTATTCCCTTTATTTTTAACCTATAATATTATAGGTGCTATATAAAATATAGACGCTATGGCATATAAAACAAAATTTTTACATTTTAAAACTAAAGCTTCCTATAATGCAGAAAGAGCAAAAACTACTGCAGGAACAGAGGAACGTAAAGTATTTGATGCATATATATCCTTTATTGATGAAGGTCCAATGATCTGTACTTGGGGTAAAGAATATAAATGTGATATCAGTGCTTCAGAAGTTGAAGCTTTAGTTAATGCAGGAAAAATTAGTCCTGCGACAGTAGCACCACTTATTGCAGGTACTGCAGCAGTTGGAACATCTACAAAATATGCACGTGAAGATCATAGGCATCCAGAACAAGTTAACATAACTGGTAATGCAGCTACAGCTACTACAGCTACAAATCTTGCAAGTGCACCTTCATTTATTAAGAATGGTAATTTCATAAAAATAACTGTTGGAAATAAAACCTCTACAGATTTTACTGTACCATATGCTGTTAAAACATCAGCTGCAGAAACATTAATGTATGGTAGAAATATAATTTTAGATGGAGATGTCACTGGTTCTACTTCGGAATCATTTAATGGATCTAAAAATGTGACTATAAACACAACAATAAGTACTATTAATGCTGAAAAACTTACTGGAACTATTGATGCTAATAGGTTGCCAGAAATTCCTATTGAAAAAATTCCTGCAGCTGCATTAGAAAGGCTGTTTGTAGTAGATTCTCAATCAGCTGCAATGAGTTTAACTATACAAGAAGGAGATGTTGTTCAGATTGGTTCAGGAGGTCCTATGTACTTCTGCGTATCCGAATCTGCATCTACTTTTGCTACTAAATTTAAAGAATTCACAGCAGGAAGTGCAACTAGTGTACCTTGGTCTGGAGTAACAGGTAAACCAACATTCGCTACTGTAGCTACAAGTGGATCTTATAATGACTTAACTAATAAACCAACTATCCCATCCTTATCAGGGTATGCTACTCAAAATTGAGTAACTAGTCAAGGATATTTAACAAGTATTCCTGCAGCAACCTCTAGTACTTATGGAGGAATTCAAATTGGATACACAACAAGTGGTAAAAACTATGCTGTACAATTAAGTAATGGCAAAGCCTATGTAAATGTACCTTGGACAGATACTAATACAACCTATAGTGCAGGTACTAATATTAGTATTAGTGAAACTACAATTAATTGTACTTATACTTTACCTACAGCTTCAAGTTCAGTACTTGGTGGAGTTAAAGTTGGAAGTAATATTACATTGTCTTCTGGAACTATTTCATTAAGCAAAAGTAATGTAACTTCTGCTTTAGGCTATACCCCTGCTAATACTAGTGATATACCTGAAATTCCTATTGCATTACCTAATCCACATGCATTAACAATTAATGGAACTTCATACACAGGTTCATCTGCAGTATCTATTAGTACTTCAAAACCTTTAAGTATAAGAATGTTGACTAGTTCAACAGTTGATGCAGGATATAGTTACAGTTGTGGTAAATCAAAAGCTATATCAACTTTAAATGGATTTTCTTTTATCAATCCTGATTCAGTTATTATAAGTAGTGCTAAACTTACATTTACTGCAAGTAATGTTATTAAAATGGATGGATTAGATGATTTATCTGGAACTTATTATATCTACTGCTTAAGTTTTATGGCAAATGGAAAAATTGCTGTTAATGGTGCAGTATATGCATAATCTTAAAAATATATAAATTATGAGTGTAAAAATTTATGATAAAAAGCAAAAGAAATGGATTATTTTTCCTGGAACAATTGGTGCTCCTGGTAAAGATGCTTATCTTATTGCACAAGAAAATGGGTATACAGGCACTAAAGAAGAATATGCTAAAGTATTAACTGATATACCAAAAGTTATTAATTCAATAGAAGAAGAGCCGACAGAAGGAAGTAAAAATTTAATTACTTCTGGAGGAGTGTGACAAGCTATTGATAATGTACATACAACTATTAATAATCAGATAAAAAGTTCAATTGTAGATAATTTAGAGTCTCTTGCTGCTGATAAATCATTATCTGCAAACCAAGGAAGAATCTTAAAAGAAATGATTGCTAATTTAGCTAATCTTCAAATTGAGATTGTTGATCAACTTCCAAGTGTTGGAGAGACAAATATTATTTATCTTGTTAAGAAATCTGGTTCTGCTCCAGATATACATGATGAATATGTATTTGTTGATGGAAAATGAGAGAAGATTGGTGATACAGAAATTGATCTTTCTAATTATTATACAAGAGACGAAGTTGACGATAAGTTAACAGGTTTTGGAGCAGGAGATGTAATTGCAGCAGAGGCATTTACTACTGCGGATAGAGTAATAACTTCTAATGGTCCAGGAAAAACTGTTAAAGATTCAGGTATTTTAATTAATAATTTAGCATTAAAGTCATATGTTGATGAGAAAGAAATAGCATGAGATAAAGTTACAGGAAAACCAGAAACTTATGTTCCTGCAGCACATACTCATCCTCTAGCTCAAATTACAGATGCAGGAGCTCTTGCTTATAAAGACAAAGTTGATGAATCAGATCTTAATTTTGATATACCTGATGGAACTGTAGTTGATTCTTCTTTAAGTACAAGTTCTGTTAATCCTGTCCAAAATAAAGTAGTTACTGAAGCATTAAATAATCGTTATACAAAGTCTGAAACTTATTCTCAATCTGAAATTGATGAAAAAATTGGTTCAGCGGGTAGTGGAGATGTAATGGCTAGTGGAAATCTTGCTGTAGATTATATTATAATTGGAGCAGGACCCAAATCTATTAAAAATTCTGGACAGACACTTTCTAATTTAGCATTAAAGAGTGAAATACCATCTTTAAGTGGATATGCTACTCAAAGTTGAGTTACGGGCCAAGGATATTCCACCGAGAATACTTGAAGACCAGTTAAAGTTGGAAGTACAACTTTAAATGATAGTTCTACTACATTAACTATTGCTAATGGTACTGGTATTGGTCTATCATTTTCTAATGGAACTTTAACTATTACTAATAGTGCTCCTGGATCTTCATATACATTGCCTGTAGCTAAAAATAATGTTTTAGGAGGAATTAAGACAGGATATACAGAGTCTGGAGGTGCTGAAATGGCCATATATGTCTTAGAGGATGGTACTGCTTATACTCTCTTAAAAGATACTACAGTTAAAACTGCTTTAGGCTTTACTCCAGCAAATGTTAACGATATACCTGAAATTCCTATCACACTTCCAAACCCATATGCATTAAATGTTACTGCAGGAGGTTCAACTACAAGTTATACAGGATCTTCAGCATCTACTATTGATTTAGATAATATTTATGCAAAAAAACTACCTTCTGTAGACACTCCAGGTAAACCAGGATTGTATTTTGCTAGCAGTGGCTCTGTGAATGTAACTGAAGTATATGTTACAGAAAATAATCCTGATGCTATTATCTTAGTAGCGAATACTGTTGATGTAACTTTTGGAGAAAACTATCACAAAATGGATGGAATTGATAGTTTATCTGGCGGAAACTACAAATGCTACTGTATAACTTATGTTAGAGGCGTTGTTTTAGTTAATGGGGCAATTTATGGTTAATTATGTTAAAGATTATTAGAGAAATTTTATTAAAAATTGTTAACGATATCGATACTGGTAATTCTAATCTTAGTCCAGAAGAGTGCGAAGAAGTAATTGAATATCTTTCTGGAATAACTAATAAGAATGAAAAACTTAGCAAGTATCAAGCATGTAAATACTTAAAAGTTAGTAGAGCGACTTTTGACAATTATGTTAAGGCAAAGAAGATTCCTAATGGTCGTAAACAAATAGGTTTTAAAGAATTGTTTTGATATAAGAAAGACTTAGATAAATTTATAGAAAACAATTAGTAACAAGTTACTAATTATGGATCTTTGTAATCCCCTTAAGTTGAGAAACTTAAGGGGATTTTTTATTTTAATAGTAACGTTATGTTTTAGTCTTTTGCTATTGTAAATTTGTACTGTTGATCAACAAAACAAAAACAAAATGTTTAACAATTTAAGTATTTTTTAATATGGCAGAAGAAAAAACTTATGTGTTTGGTGAAGGCGCAGGTAACAATGGTATTTTATCTCTTTTAGGTTCTATGCTTTCGCAGAAGGGTGTAGATCCAAACGTTCTATTAGCTATGCAAGTGGGAAATTAGAGAAGGCCGCGACAGAGAAATGGACTACAGAATGGGTATGCGTGATAAGTCAGAAAAAATGGAAAAAGCTGAAAGAGAAGCATACGAATGTGGCTATGAAGACGGATACGAAAAAGCTATGGAAGAAATGATGGGAGAACGATCAGGTTATAGATCATCTTATCGTTCTGGATATCGTGGAGGTCGGTAGTTATGAAAAGAGATAGACTAGATATTAGAGACAAAATGCCTTCAGGAATGGAAGAATATCTGGCACAAAACGGATGGCATTTTAATAAAAAGCTATGTGATTGAGCTGTATCTAAAATGCACAAAAGAGGAGCTAATGGAAAGCCTGAAGAGGTAACATTAACTCCTAAAAGCGAATTAGAGCAATTATTTAGAAACTATGGAATAAAAGTAGATAATTGTGTAGGATACGATGTAATGTATGTATACCATATGGCCAAATCAGATTTTTTTGAATCATCTATTATTAGCGAACAGTATTTATTACAGTTTGTTAAAGATTACTTAGATGATATAGATGGATATGATGGAAAGGCTCTAACAAGATTTTATGCAGACTGCATAGGCTCAGGAACTCCAATAATGTGAGAAGATATGATCTAATATGGTAGTACAGAACATTTATTTGGAGGATTGAGATTGGCACGTAACTGTATATTATGCAGTAGATACTTATTATACAGATGAAATTCTAGAAGAATTAGAACTAATAGGATGTAGTTGATCTGAACTTGTAAAAGCAGAAAATTTATTAAGAAGTAACCAATATAATATAGGAATTACCTATTCAAACTTCAAACATAAATGTTCCATTGTAGTTATTGGATTGACAACATCTGCTGAAGAATTTCAAAATACATTTGATCATGAAAAAGGTCATTTAGCAATGCATATTAGTTCAGCATTGAAAATTAAACCATATGGAGAAGAATATCAATACTTAACAGGTGAAATTGGTCAAAGTATGTTTAAAATAGCTAAAAGATTTTTATGTGATGATTGTCGTCAAAAGCTAGTCATAGAAATAAAAGAAATAGATAAAAAAGATTAATTTTTACAAGATATGCCGCAGAAATGCGGCATTTTTTGTTTATATACAATAAATTAGATAAAAATTTGTTTATTTATTAAATAATCTATAACTTTGCAAATACAAATTAAAAATATGAACTAATATGAATAAAACTAAAATGAAAAAAATTGATTTAAATGTAGCTACTCGATTAATGTTACTGATGAATCTTCCTGAGCAAGGTTCTGTAACTGAAATGATTTCAAAAAGAAATGTTCGGAAAAAGATTGACTTTTCAAGTGAGGAAGTCGAAGCATTGAAGATTGAGAATAAAGATGGTAGAATTGTGTGGTCTCCTGAAAAGGAACTATTAACAGTTGAATTTACAGACAGTGAAATTGGATTCTTAAAGTCAATTATTGAAAAGCTTGATAAAGCTGGATCTATTACTGATAATATCTTAGACTTTGTAGAAGCTATTCAAAGTGAGAATTAATATAAAATTTATTCTATTTTATTTGGAAATTAGAAATTTATATATTATATTTGCTGCGAATATTAAAACACATTAATAATCAATTAATAAGGAAAAATAAGAATTATGATTATCGACGGACAAAACCACATGGATTTTCTATTAGAAGATCCAGAACCAACAGACAAAACTCCTATTACAGATCAAAATACTAATAGTGAGCCAGAACCCGAACCTAGTCCTACTAACCAAGAACCTCCTGAAAACCCTGACCTAAATGCTGGCGAGGGTTTAGATGTGTTTAGTGAGTTCTTAAAAAGTAGAGGACTAAGAGATGGAAAAACTTTACTTTATCAAGATGAAGAGGGTAATGAACAAGAAGTAGACTTTAATTCGTTGGATAGAGACGAACAATTAAATATTCTAAATGAATTAGCCAAGCCTGATTTATCTGATGATGAAGTTAAAACAATTGAATATTTAAGAAATAATAACGCAACTATTCAGGATGTTATTGAATATTATTCTCAGAAAGCAGTACAAGACTATATTAATCAAAATGGTCCTGTAAATAAAGCTTACTCTGTAGATGATTACTCTGATGAAGAATTGTATATTGCCGATCTTAAATCTAAGTTTGAAGGTATGACTGAAGAAGAGATTCAGTCAGATTTAGACTTAGCAAAGAGTAATGAAGACTTATTTAAGAAAAAGGTAGAGACAATTCGAAACCAATATAAAGCACAAGAAGATAAAGCAGTAGAAGATGCACAAAGAGCTCAAGAGGAACAGTATAATGCATTTAAATTAACACTTGAGGAACAGTTAGTAAATTTCAATGAAATCTCTCTTGACTATCAAGATGAAAAATCTGATAGTTTACAAATTGAAGATCATGATAAACAAGAGATCTTTAGTTATATTCTAGATCAAGATGAAAATGGAGCTAGCCAGTTCTTTAAAGATTTAAATGATCCACAAGTTCTTGTAGAGCTCGCTTGGTATCGTCTCTTTGGTAAAGATGCTATTTCAGGTATTTCTCAGTATTATAAGAGTTTAATTAAGGAAACTAGGAAGCCCGCAGCTCCTAAGAATGAGCCTCCTAAACCTTCAACTGTAATACCTACTAATGAAGAGAAAAATAAATCAAATCCAGATAAATCAATCGCGTCATTATGAGATGACGAATTATAAATAAACAATTAAATTAAACAATATGAGAATTTCTAGTTTTAGTACAGTACGTCCTCAGATGAGTTCAACTCGTACATATGAGGATTTTTACAAATTTTTAGGTGAAAAACCTGCACGTCTTGGTATTGTATCATCACTTTATGAGCAGTATACCGCATCGTACCTTACTGAATCTCTGATGAATATATATACAATGGAAAAAGACAAGAAAAATAGTTTCCAAAGTATTAATTCATTTATGGTAGAGTGGGACATTAATGTAGGATTTATTAAGAGAATTCCTTTCCTACAGGTTCCTGATGGCGATGGTGCTCAGGGTACTGATATCATCTTCCACTTCCCTGAAAATTATTATCAGAGAAATGACGTAATGATCATCGAAGGATCACGTCAGCAAGTTATCTTCCTGTCACGTCCTGTTCGTAGATCAGATAGAGACTGGGAGATTGTAGGTAAACTACAAGATTCAGATTACAATGCTACTCTTGATGTTGAATTCTGCCAGCCAGGTATGAAGACTCGTTTCTTAACGAACTATCAGCCTGAAATGCATGAGGAAGGGTTAACAATAGCCTCAATAATTAAATCTATTGTATTTAATATTAAAAGCAGCCCCATTTTGGCGTAAGTCAAAATGCAAATCCCTTTAATTGCTGGAAACTCCTATAAAATTGATACGATTATAGGACAATCAGCAGCTAAGCTTTAGATAACACAAGCGTTATACGAAGTGCTAAAGAAAGTTCAACGACTATCTCGCAAGAGAGTAGATTTAAAAATCGATATGGGGGAAATCTTATGAAATATATAGTATATTTAACATTATGCATTCCAAACAATAAAATTTATATAGGAGTGCACGAAACAGAAAATCCAGATAAGTTTGATGGATATTTAGGTAATGGAATTTTTATTACAAGACCAGCATCTTATAAGAAAAGTAAAACTCCTTTTCAATATGCAGTCAATAAGTATGGTATTAAAAATTTTAAAAGAATTACTTTAAGTATTTTTGATACAAAAGAAGAAGCATATTTATTGGAAAAACAATTAGTTAATAAGGAATTTTTACAAAGACCAGATACATATAATATAAAAATTGGTGGAGAGGGAGGTTGTCCTGAAACTGCTAAAGTTAAAGTTTATATGTATGATCAGGAAGGAAATTTTGTTAGAGAATTTAATACAGTCTATGAATGTAATAAATTTTTTATTCCTTCTGCGACAAGTGGAGGCCATGTACCTAGAGCTATTAAACTTGGGCACTTGTTTTTTGGATATCAATTATCATATACTAAGGTTGAATATATGAAAAAATGATCTCCAAAGCAATATGCAAGAGTTAATAACTTACCTAAAGTTCCATATAATAAAGAGTATAAACCAATTGGACGTTATACAATGGAAGGTGTTTTATTACAAAAATATAATTGCTTAAGCGAGTGCATTAAAGATGGATATAGAAATGCAAAAGAAGTAATTAAAGGTAATAGAAAACACTGTAAAGGATACCTTTTTAAATATATATAATAAGATTATGATATAGTCTGATCTATATAGAAATATATAGCTAACATAAATGATGTAAAGTATCAGTCAAATGTTGAGAAGCATCGTACATTTATTGCAACACATCGCGCAGATGTAGACTACACTGCTAAGTATCGTGCAATGGAGGACGTTTTCATTCAGATTGGTAAAGGAACAGAAAGTGATCCTGTTTACAAAATGAATGCTGCAGAAAAAGATTGTCTTGATAGCTTCATGGCTGCTCGTGCAAATGCACTGCTTTGGGGTAAGACTAACGTAGATAAGAATGGTAAACCTAAGATCTTTGATCCTGAAACAGGTGAGCCTATTATCTCTGGTGATGGTATTATTCCTCAGATTGAGCGTTTCGCAGGTAAATATGTGTATTCAAAGATGACTAATAAAGTTATGAATACTGCTATTCTTGCTATGATCGCTAAGTCAAATAATCCTACTGGCAATAAATATATCTTTATTTGCAATACTCCTATGTGGGCTGAAATTCAGGATAGTCTGTCAGGATATCTTCGTGATTGGAAGACTGTTGGTACATTTATGTTCTCTAAGGGTGCTAATGATTATATTAAAGTTGGTGCAACCTATAACTCATACGAGTATGCAGGTAATACTGTAACTTTCAAAGTTGACCGTGCTCTTGATATTGAGTTCCCTGAGAAGAAATATGGTATCTTCCTTGATCTGACTGCTGATGCTGCTAGTGGAAAACCTGCTATTGCAATGTTCACATTCAAGAACAATGAGTTCTGCCATAACTGGTTAGAGGGTGTTGGTCGTAGAAGTGGACGTGAAAGTGGTCCTGTTGCAAGCCCAGTAGCTGCAACTAAACTTATTGACTGGGGTTATGCTGGTGTTGGTGTATTCAACCCATATCGTAGCTTTATCTTAGTTAGTGAAAAGTAATATAAAAAGATAAAATAGAATATTAGTAGGCTTCTCCCGAAGGAGAA